CTACACAAAGTGGAACAATTCAATCATCTGCTCTTGTGTTTAATGGTCCATCATTTAAAACAACAGAAACACCACTCAATTTTGTTTCGTATGTTTACAAGCAATTAGATAATGCCTATAGACATTTTGGAACAAGAATGCGAATCATTGGAAAAATTGAAAACAACTTAACTAGAACACAAACTGCAACTGGAAGTATTCCATATTTTCAGGTTAGCGGAACCCAACCAGATCAAAACGTGAATATTGGTGGAGGCTCTGGAGGTCTTGCAGTATTGCTAAACCCAGAGACAAACAATGGATATTATTTTGAACTTATAGCATTAACAGAAGACAATATTACCCCATATCTAAAATTAGATCAAAGCAATCAGGCAGAAGTGTCAATTAATAATGTTGTTTTTTATAAAATTAAAAAAGATGCTTCAAATACAAATGCTGTACCAATTAAACTTTGGGGAGGTCTATCAAAGGTAATTGTAGATAACGGATTATTTTCTGGGCAGCAAAGAATGTCTGCAGAAGATAACCCAACAGTGTATGACCTATCTGTAGAGTATCAGGATATTGGAAAAATAAGAAGGTTTTATCTTTATATAAACAACCAACTTATCAAGGTTGTAGACGATAACGATCCTCTTCCAGTATATAATAATATGGCACTGTTTGTTCGTGGATCATCTAAGTGCATGTTTGAAAACATATATGCCTTATCTCAAAACTATAGTCAGAACACTTCTTTTGTTATAGGAGAAACACTGTCTAATCAGTTTGGCAGTTCAAGCATTGACGTAAATGATTCATTTAGAAAGTATGCTATGAGTGGGGTTGTTCAGTCAACGTATCTTTCTGGTATAAGTTCTCAACAGCCACCAAACTACAATATGTATTTTGAAGAGTTTGGATCTATTATGCGTGAATGTGCATACTTTGATATTAAATATGACCGTGCTTATCCAGCACTATATGCAAAACTATCTCCAACATTTAATAACATAAAGGGATATACATCTTCAGGATTTTATGCAGACTCATATGGTGCTGAATTTTTAATATTTAATTCAACAGATAAAGCATTAAACTTAGATGAAACAACTGGAAACTTTTTAAGAATTCAGGGAATTACATTTACACAAGATACAACACATGAACTAACTGTTGATGAATTTTTTAAGAAACGTGGAAACCTATCAGATCCAGAACTTGTAGGAAGCACACTTACGTATTCTCCATTAGTTGAAAAATTAAAGTATGATGAGATTAAATTAAGTAGAATTACGTATGGTAAAAATGAGTTTAGTATTGACAGCCCATACATTCAGACACAGGATGATGCAGAGGCAATGATGTATTGGATTATTAATAAACTGATGGTTCCAAAAAAATCTATCGGTGTTAATATTTTTTCTATTCCAACCTTACAACTCGGAGATATTGTTACTATTGACTATAAAGACTCTACTGGGATTGAGTTGGTAGCATCAGATACATCTCGTTTTGTTGTATATAATATAGAGTATGCTAGGTCAGAGTCAGGGCCAAGCATGACAGTTTACTTGAGTGAGGTATAAGAATGGTATCAGCAACCCCAAACACGCCGTCATCAGCATCTGTTTCAAACCTACTTCCAAAAAGTCCTACAAAGACCGCCCCAATAGATACTGTTTTATTTAATGATGACTCAATGTCTATTGAGATAATGACTGATCTTATATTTGAAGATATTGGTGGACAAGAGTTAATTACTATTGCTAGAAATGATATTGTCAATGGTCAGCAAGTATCTTATACCCCGATTAAAAACTTGGGATTAATTCAACAGACGTACAACCCCAACAACATTTTAAGACTACAGGCTACATCAGAAAAATATTTTAGTAACTTTTCTATAAAGTTTGAAGAAAAGGTTCCTCTTGTTGGAAATGGGCCAAACGGAACAAACGTCTATATTGAAGAGGCCACTGGAGACCTAATTATTGAAGGTGTTAATATTAACAATGATGAACTATTTGAGGTTGAAATATCCCTGGATGGTACAATATATATAGCAAACTTTGGAGAAACTACATCATGATAACTAATACTGGCAAAAATATTATTGGAAAGTATATGCTTGGTCAAGCGCCAGCATACGCATCTTACCTTGCCGTTGGTTGTGGTCCAACACCATTGCAGACTGAAGATGTTGCTGATGACTTTGCAACAAAAACAAGTCTAGATTTTGAAATGTTTAGGGTTCCAATTTCTTCTAGAGGTTTCGTAAATGAAAACGGTATTGATAAGATAGTATTAACAGCAGAACTACCAACAGAAGAAAGATATGAAATAACAGAGGTAGGACTATACTCAGCAGGATCTAACCCTTCAGCAGGAACACAGGACAGCAAGACTGTTTTTGCATTTACACAGGGTGAGAACTGGGAACATCATACATCCTCTGCATCTACACAAATTCCTACAGTCTCAACACCACTTGATTCAAACGATGATGACATTATTAACGCAGCAGGAACAGGCTCTGGAGTATTTCAGACTAATGCAGATAATTCTATTTTTTATAATCTAGAGCGTTCAAATAGATATGAGCGACCAAGATTTTTAAATAATGCAATATTTATTCAAGGAAACGATTCAGACTTAAGCCTAGATGGTGGTGGCTCTGGAGGTGTTGATCATATTGTTATTGACTCTGGAAACCATATACACTTGGCATCTCCAAATGTTGACTTTACACAAAATGCACCAACAGATGAACTTAGACTTGCCTTTTCTTTAATAAATAAAGATGGAGAGTCTGAATCTGTTCCAGATACAATAAGAATTCTTGTTGACTTTGCAGGAACAGATGAAGCAAATCCATCAACATACGCTAGGTTTGAGGTTGACATTCAGGATGGTGTTGATGGTTATGATTTTGCAACTAATAGATATTTTGTTGTTTCAAAACAATTACAAGAATTATACAAGACACAAAACTTTACCTGGAATGCTGTTACTGTTGTAAAAATTTATTGCAGTGTATTTGATTCTAGTGTAAGCGGTGGAACATTTCCAACCTCTGATTACTATATAGCACTTGATGCAATGAGACTTGAAAACATAGCAACAGTAAATCCTTTATATGGTTTGACAGGGTACTCTGTTATTAAAAATGATACAGCATCAACTATTATTAAATCTCCTAACACAAATAACTATATTGAATTTAGATTTTCTATTGGTGTAACATAATGGCTGACGCTAATATTAAAAAACTTAGGGTATTAAAGTCATCCCTGCCACCAATAGATCACGATACAGAAAAGTATAATATTCGCTATAGGGTTATATCTGATGACAGAAACAGATTTTCTCATTGGTCTCCAATATATAACTCTGATGGCGTTGATGTTGTTGTAACAAGTGGTGCAGTATCTAGGGCAGGAAACATAATTACAGCCGTATGGGGAGACCAAAATGATTTTCCAGAATACGATGTTTTTGTTAAGTTTGACTCAGGCGATTTTTTTTATCATGGAAAGTCAAAGATTCATTCTTATTCATTTTTAAAAACTGGGACTACATCGGTCAGAGTAAAAGTTCAAATCATTTCATCAAAAAAAGAAATTAAAGAAGCACTAAATGTCTTTGACTCTGGCACAGTGTCTTTGATATAATATAATAGGAGGAATAAAATGGCAAAAGTACCACTACCTGAAAGAGGACAACCTCTTGATGTTACATATATCTATCAGTTAGTTGAGGCAGTTAATTTCTTATCAACCCAAATATCTGATGCAACATATAACTACACAGATGTTGATGTTGTTGGTGGAGAAAAACAAAGTTTAAAGACATCTAATACAAAGTTTATTGGAAAGTTTAAGTCAATTGCAAATAACGAAACAGTAACAGCAGGTCAAGAAAAGTCTTACTCTATTGATTATTCTAACTTTAAGTTTCCACCAATTGTAACTCTATCTATTGTTAACACATCTGGAACAACTGCAGGTGCAAATACTACGGTAGTCCTTACATCTGTTACTACAACTCAGGCTAACTTTACAGTCAGATATGGCGTATCTGGAACAGCAACAGTTGGTGTAAACCTAATTGCTATTGGAGTTCCTAACTAGCATGACTTGTCAAAGATGCGAAGGAAAAATGTTTGTTGATAGGATACACTCAAACATAGATCATCTAGAAACCTATTGTGTTAAGTGTGGAAATAGAAAATTTTATCATCCACCTAGCGAATCTGCGGAGGGAAAATGGTTACTGCAAAAGGAAAAATTCAGAGCGAAGCATATAATAGCGAACCTGTAATTCCTGGCGGTAAAAAGATATGGTTCCTTAATGGAGACTTAGTAAGACTTCATCACAGTTCTAGATCAACAGGAATGGTAACTGTTTATAATATTAACAAAGATAGACTAGAAACTTGCCTACGTTCTGACTTTAGAAGAAATAGAAAAAGAGCATACACAATTGCAGAGACTGCTAAGTTAGTTAATCGTCATAGAAAGTATATGCCAAGATTAATAAAACGAGGAGTCATTCCTCCACCAGTTGGATCAAGCATTGATGGTAAAACAGGTTTTCAAATAAGGGCATATTAC